TGCAAACGATGGTGGAAGAACTGCCCCTCCCACGGGGTGTCAGATTTAAGCATCCTGACTTGCATCCCGATTTCTGTGTCGCTTCGGGTTACGATCCCAGCCGGTGAGTCTGCCCGTTTCCGGTACTGCCTGCGCTGTTGATGGGATGCACTATGCGGGTTGGGTGGTACGTTGTCTATAGGTCTGATGAAAATAAATGCAATTAATTTTGAATGTCGTTATTAATCAATGACTTACAAGCGAAAATAATTTGCACGGATGTGGTCGATTCGCTGGGGTTAGCACGAAGCACCCCCGATTTAACCAAGTTAGCTATGGGGCGTTGGGTATGGTTTCGTTGTTCGTATATAAGCACGGGTCGCGGGTTTGCGGCGCTCAAGGCTGCCAGTGGACAATAGCGCTTTTGAAGGGATCACCAGACAATGGCGAAGCTAACACCCAAACAAGAGGCCTTTGCTCAGGCAGTGGCTGGGGGTCAATCATATGCCGACAGCTACAGGGCAGCCTATAACTCAACGGGTAAGGATTCGACAGCGCATAGTGAGGGGTCGAGACTCGCCAAGAACCCCCAGATATCCGCAAGGGTTGAGGCGTTAATAGAGCAAAAGGGCAGGGCATTAGCTCGAAAAGCGGTCGGGGACAGAGAATTAGTGGTCAGCAAGCTTAGGGCTTGGGTAACTGATGGACTAGATCCTACAACCGGAGACGAACCCACCCAGCAAATGCTAACCGCTGCACAACTGTTGGGTCGCAGTGTTGCACTGTTCACTGACAAGTTGGAGCAAACGACTGACGACAGAACCGCCGATGATGTAGCCGCAGAGATAGAGCGAAGGCTGGCCCAAGCTAACGCAAACAGTGATAGAGAGGGGTCGGACTTACACTAGCCGTTAGTCGCAGTACATTATTCGTGTTAGTCGCATACCAATGGTATCGTTAGTCGCATCACAAGCTGGTCGTTAGTTGTGACTTAACCTCGCTGTCAGGAGCCCTGGGGTTCGACCCCCCACCCCCCCTATGGCCTGCAACGTACCCGTCATATATACATAGTGAAATGCTCAAACAAATGGCTTATTTTTGACTTCAGAGGCAGACCACGAACCACGCCGACTGCCTTTTGTTGCAGGAATAGTTCCGTAAAAAGCCGCTAAAAAAATTTCGCAAAAAAAATTGGCTTTTTGTTGACATCACTTGAAGTCAGCGGCATCCTCTTATAATCAGCTTTAGCTGTTAAGAACGTCATTTGAGAACGTTATTTAAGAACGTCATCTGATAACGTACTAACCTTCTAAAGCCCTCCTTTGGGTCGGGCTAGATAGCTATAAACTATAACGTTCTCTTAGAGAACGTTCTCTGTGGGAATTTATGTCAAAAAGAATAGACCCAGAGTTACTACGGTCTTTACCGGAACTTCCTTTAGAAGAGCAGAAAGAGATCCTCTCGCTGCTTGATGACCTCGAAACTTCAGAAAAGAAAGAGCGTGCTCGTTCTGAGTTTATGGGTTTTGTTAACTTCGTATGGCCTGCGTTCATACAGGGCCGTCACCACAAGATCATGGCGAATGCTTTTGAGCGTGTAGCTAAAGGTGAACTCAAGCGTTTAATCATCAATATGCCGCCTCGGCACACTAAGTCTGAGTTTGCGTCATATATCCTTCCTGCCTGGTTTATGGGCATGTTCCCCGAAAAGAAAGTTATTCAGGCTTCTCACACCTCCGACTTAGCTGTTGGCTTTGGTAGAAAGGTTCGTAACCTTGTGGGCAGTGAGGATTACAAGACTATATTCCCTGATGTCGCTCTTAGAGGCGACTCTAAAGCCGCAGGCCGCTGGAGTACCAACAAGAACGGCGAGTACTTCGCTATCGGTGTTGGCGGTGGTGTAACGGGTAAAGGTGCTGATCTGTTGATCATTGATGATCCTCACTCGGAACAAGAGGGGCAGAGCGCAGATCCTGGAGTATTTGATAAGGTTTACGAGTGGTACACATCAGGGCCACGGCAGCGTTTGCAGCCTGGTGGTGCGATCATCTTAGTCATGACTAGGTGGCACAAGCGAGATCTTACAGGCCAGATCATGAAGTCTTCGATGCAACGCGCCGGAACAGATGACTGGGAGATAATTGAGTTCCCTGCCATTATGCCTTCAGGGAAGGCGTTATGGCCTGAGTTCTGGTCTTTAGAGGAACTAACTTCTCTACGGAACGAACTACCGGCACCGAAATGGAATGCCCAGTATCAGCAAGATCCGTCTTCAGAGGCCGGTGCGCTTGTGAAGAGGGAGTGGTGGAAACAATGGGATGACGATAGACCCCCTCCTTGTGAGTTCATTATCCAGTCTTGGGACACCGCTTTTCTTAAAACACAACGTTCTGACTTCTCGGCCTGCACCACTTGGGGTGTATTCCACAAGCCGGATGATACTGGCGTGTTTCAAACCAACATCATCCTGCTGGATGCCTATAAGGAGCGCCTTGAGTTCCCAGAGCTAAAGAAGACTGCGCTAGAGTTCTATAACGACTGGCAGCCGGATGCATGTATAGTTGAGGCCAAGGCTGCCGGAATCCCGCTGATATTTGAGTTACGGGCAATGGGCATCCCAGTTGGGGAATACACCCCATCTAGAGGCAACGATAAAATTGCCCGTGTAAATGCAGTTGCCGATTTGTTCGCATCGGGCATTGTATGGGCTCCTGGTACAAGGTTCGCAGAGGAAGTTATTGAAGAGTTTGCTTCGTTCCCTGCTGGTGAGCACGATGACCTTGTTGACTCCTCTACTCAGGCACTGCTTAGATTCCGTCAAGGTGGCTTCTTGAGGCTACACTCCGACGAAGAAGACGAACCCTTCTACCCCAAAACGGCAAATTATTACTAATGGTTGAAGTAAATGGCTGGGTTATCGAAAAGATAATGCGGCCTATCTTTCGCAAATTCTCAATTGCGGGGAACAAGGCTTACTTTGATAAAGGTGAGTTCCCTGTCACAGCCGTTCTGGAAAAGAACTACCCAGCTATTAAGGCTGAGTTTGACAAGATAAGCTCTCGCATCCATGAGTTCGCCCCGTTCCAAGACATAAGCCCAGATCAAGTTAGGATATCTAACGATGACAAGTGGAAGATGTTCTTCTTGAAGGCAGGCAAGATACGGTTTGACCGGAACTGTCTAGAGTTTCCTGAGACCATGAAGATACTTGACGCTGATAAAAACATTGTATCTGCCTACTTCTCAGTCATAGGCCCGAAGAAAATGCTTATGCCTCATGAAGGCCCGTGGTGTGGCGTTCTTAGAATGCACCTTGGGATCAAAGTTCCCACTGATGGCAAGGGCTGTTCTCTGCTTGTGAACAAAGAAGAGTACAGATGGAAGGAAGGTGAGGTCGTTGTATTCGATGATACCTACGAACACTTCGCAGTTAATATGACGGATAACACCCGTGTGGTGTTATTCTTAGATTATATGAGACCGTTGCCTAGACCGCTGAGTTGGATAAACCATCTTGTGGTTTACATGGCTAGGTTCCTGCCGTACTTCAAAGAGCCAATCAAACGGCACAAGAAGTGGGAAGAAACTTTTTATGGAGATGTTAGTTAATGGCGTTTTTGCAGAGTAATATTCCTTACTTTAAGTGCTGGGTCAGAAAAGAGTACACACACAACCACCAGAAATATCATGGTGAGTTTGTCCACGCAATGGCAATAGCCGTTACTACAATGCCAAAGAGATGCCTTAGCTTTCAGCTAATATTCACAGGCGCAGAAACCTACGACACTGATGAGCCTAATGTTCATGGGGGCGCTATGTGGGCTAGGATGCCAATAACCGCTTTAGTCGCAGACACCCCTTTCGAGGAATGGCCTGTTCCAATGCCGGTATATGCGGCACAACCTTGGGATTGCAGTTCCAGAGAACATTCGGTATATGTACTGGAACGAGCATCGCCTTGCCCTTGGCTTGCCAAGATTGATGGGGAGTTTTACCCTGCGAAGTATATGTTCACAGTGGACTACACTGACAACGAGATAGCTGATGATCCTGCTCAGCACAAGCAGAGCCATGTGATGGAATTGTTGAATGCTGGCCCTTACACGGGTAATATCGTGGCGTTGCCGAATAACCGTGTTAGGGTTACCCATCCGGCTTGGTTTGAGACTGGGGAAGGAGCGCCTGATTTTAGGCCATCTCAACAAATACATTACAGTAAGTCTGACCTAGATTACACGTTAGACGTTAATAGAATTTTTGACAATTTATACGCAGAGGATTCTGATGAAGAAATCTAAAGGTTATGTGGGTGGCGGCAAGATAAAAACCAAAGGCATGGTGGCTGGCGGTAAGACCAAAATGAAATCTAAAGGCTACGCTGGCGGCGGCAAAACAGATAAAATGCCTATGGCTGAAAAAGACGGCAAAATGGTTCCTGCGTTTCTCGCACAGAAGGGTGGCATGATGCCAAACAAGATGCGAATGGGATCTAAGATGTACGCTAACGGCGGTGTTGCGAAAATAGCTCGCATGGAAGGCGGTGGTGTAGCTAGAGGTTCTGGCGCAGCAAGAACTCAAAAATTCACAAAGAACGGTTAGATGTCAATCGAGCGTCCACTAGAATCCCCAAACGGCTTATTCTCCGCTGGTGAGGGTGGTGAGCCTGACTTAGAGATTGAGATTGTAAACCCAGAGGCTGTTTCTATTGAGACAGAAGATGGCGGCATGATCTTTGAGTTTAATGCTGACACTGGTGTTGATGGGGAAATCCCTCATGACGCTAACCTTGCAGAGTACATCGAAGACAGGGAGTTGTATGGCCTTGCTTCGGATCTTGTTGGCGCTTTTAAGTCTGACAAAGAAAGTCGTGCTGACTGGGAGCGAACCTATATCGAGGGTTTGGATCTTCTAGGCCTAAAGCACGAAAACAGAACTACCCCTTGGGATGGCGCTTGTGGCGTATTCCACCCGCTACTGACTGAGTCAGTAATAAAATTCCAATCTCAGGCTATACAAGAGCTTTTCCCTGCCAGCGGCCCAGTCAAGACATCTGTTGTTGGCGCTATAAGCACAGACAAGGAGAAGCAAGCCAATCGAGTTCAAGATTATCTTAACTACTTGTTGACTGAGAAGATGACTGAGTACCGCTCAGAGACAGAGCGTATGCTTTTCTCTTTGCCTTTAGCTGGATCAGCTTTCCGTAAGGTTTATTTTGATCCAACTATGGGTCGGCCTTGCAGCATGTTCGTGCCTGCTGAAGACTTTGTTGTTAGCTATGGCGCTTCTGATCTTGTGACTTGCGAAAGAGCGACTCACATCATGAAGCGTAGTGCGAATGATATCCGTAAGTTGCAGATTAACGGCTTCTATGCGGATGTTGAGATTGCAGCAGCAGCACCTGACTACGACGATATCGAGCGAAAGTACAATGAGCTTACTGGCGACTCAGCTAATTACGATTTAGATTCTCGTCACACCATTCTAGAGATGATGGTTGACCTAGATTTGGTTGGATTTGAAGATACAGCTAAAGGTGAGCCTACAGGCATTCAATTACCTTATGTTGTTTCTATAGAGCTTGGCTCTAGAACCATTCTTTCGATTCGTCGGAACTGGTATGAGGACGATGAGTACAAGATGAAGCGTGAGCATTTCGTTCACTACCAGTATATGCCTGGTCTTGGCTTCTATGGCTTCGGTCTTATCCACATGATTGGCGGTTTAGCTAAGTCAGCAACCTCTTTGCTTCGTCAATTGGTAGATGCTGGCACCTTAGCCAACCTACCAGGCGGCTTAAAAGCTAGAGGATTAAGAATTAAGGGTGATGACACCCCGATTATGCCTGGCGAGTTCCGCGATGTGGACGTTCCTGGTGGATCAATCAAAGAAAATATCAGTTTTTTGCCCTACAAAGAGCCAAGCACGGTCTTATACCAGCTTATGGGCGACATTGTAGAGGAAGGAAGACGTTTTGCTTCGGCTGCGGACGTAAAAGCGGCGGATATGAACGCGGAAGCGCCTGTTGGAACCACTTTAGCGATACTAGAGCGGTCAATGAAGGTCATGAGCGCCGTTCAGGCCCGTATGCACGCCTCTATGAAGGTAGAATTGCGCCTATTAAGCGGAATTGTGCGTGATTTTGGCCCAGAAGCTTATCCGTATGACGAAGAGTCCGAGCCTTTAGTAGGATCTGACTTTGATGATCGTGTAGACATCATTCCAGTCAGCGATCCTAACGCAGGAACGATGGCTCAGCGCATTATGCAGTATCAAGCAGCACTTCAACTGGCTCAACAAGCGCCTGAGATGTATGACTTGCCGTTATTGCACCGTCAAATGCTAGAAATCCTTAATATCCGTGATGCAGACAAGATTGTGCCTACGGATGATGACATGCAGCCTACAGACCCTGTAAGTGAGAACATGAACATCATAAATGGTAAGCCTGTTAAGGCATTTGCTTACCAAGACCATGAGGCTCACATACAAACTCACATGGCTATGGCGCAAGATCCTAAAGTACTAGAGGTTATGGGCAAGAGTCCTAACGCTAAAAAGGCTATGGCTGAGCTTTCTGCTCACGTTCAAGAACACTTGGCGTTTAAATATAGAGCAGATGTTGAGAAACAACTGGGCTTTGAGCTTCCACCACCAGGGGAAAGCTTGCCAGAAGACATTGAATTCAGAATATCTCAGCTTGCAAGCATGGCTGCCGAGCAGCTTAAAGGTAAGAACCAGCAAGAGGCTCAGCAGAAGAAGGCTCAAGAGCAGGCTAAAGACCCTCTTGTCCAGATGCAGCAGAAAGAGTTGCAGATTAAAGAGATGGCTGCCCAATCTAAAGCTCAATCAGACCAAGCTAAGCTTCAGCTAGAAGGTCAAAAGCTAATGGCTAAGGCTCAGCTTGATAAGCAACGTCTTGATCAACAGATGCAGATAGAGCAGGGCAGGCTTGGCGCTCGTATCTCTGAAACAAACACACAACAAGAGCTTGAAGATCGGCGCATTGCTTCAAAAGAGCAACTTGACGGTATGAAGATTGGAATTGAGATCGCTAAGGATCTTATGAATGACTAACATTCATGACAATGTCTTTGATGTTTTAAAAAATGCGATCAGATCTCAAATGAATGAATATGCTGACCATGTTAGCGGTGGTGGCTGCAAAGATTACGGCGAATACGCCAAGATTTGCGGCATTATCGAGGGTTTAGCACTAGCAGAACGTGAGATTTTAGACCTCA